CATCTCTTTTAGCGGCGCGGTCTGCAGAATCATCTGCTGTCTTTTGTTTAACAATCATTCGTTCGAACAACTGTGCTTGATTTTGGGCTTGGGAGGCAATCATTTTCATTACGAAACCACTTAATCCACCGCCGAGCATTGCTAATAGTTCTGTTGTCATATATCTATTTATACAAAAGACTGTCTTTAACCACCAACAAATACATTAGAAGATCCCCTTGCCACACATGTGCATGTTGGATCGCCTATGCGGCCGCAACCAATACCATTGATTTTTACTGTGCTAGATGCACCCCTGAGAGCTATTGAGTGAACCGAGCAACCTTTACCCGCAGGATATGCATGAGCAGTATTCCGATCACCTCTCCTCGAAATTGGTCTACCGTTACAGAACACATTTGGAGAGCCCGAGCCTCTAACCATAGGTGAACAGTGGTATACTTCTATATCTCCAATTCTTGCTACAGAAGCCATATTTTCTTATTGACAGGGGGTTGACAATTGATTATAATTGGTTTATTCAAAACAAAGCAGAACAGTATTTGTTTGTCAATTATCATTATAATAACTATTTATAACTCTCATCGCAGTGGTTCTATCTCCATCGACTATTTGTGAAAGATTTAATATCTCTCTAATAACTAAAGGTGGAGGAGTATCATAGTCATCAATGTCATATCCTTCTTTAATTAACTCTATTTCTGCGGGTAGTATCCTCTGGCTTGGATAAATGGGTGGCAGATTGATATAGAAAGCATGATCAACTGTTACTTTATATGATATTGTCTTTGTTAAAATTGAAGATTGAATGTATGCTACTAGTATATGTCCTTGAGGTATAGTTAAATGACTTTTGGTTTCGGTCGGCTGAGTAACATTCATATTTGGATATTCCGCTTTAAGTTCTCTAAGTTTCACTTCGGATATCAGCTCTGGGTCCCCTGCACCTTTACTATAATCAAGGTCTACTATATCACCCTTTTTAAAATGCCATATCTCTCTATCAAAGACATCCTCATATTTACCCAATAATCCTACTATGAGATTATCCTTATCCTCTATTTTTGTTAGGCCGCCATCAAATTTTTCTGGCGGTGCAATATCAATCTTCACATCGAGCACCTCACTGTATTCAGTTGGAATAACTCCAACTGTAGAATTGAAATCTACAAATTCTTCTACTCTAGTTAATGATGTATTTGAAAGTTGCATTATTTAACAATCTTTCCGATTTCTGCGCCCAGTCTTTCGAAACTATAATTTCTTACAGTCTGAACAAATCTAACTCTATCTTTCCTATAGGCTTTTTCATTCTCTATATCTACATAAAAATTATATGTCAGTGGATCATTAGTAGCTATATCTGTTATGATTCCAATTTCTGCTGGAGTTGTTCTCGTTGGAGGTGTTGTAGACTTCATCACCAGTAAAGGTGAGAAATTAAATTCAATTATGAAATCTACAATATAATCAACATCTCTAGTTAGTCTAGGATCTTGATTTACTCTGAACATATACTTTGCTCTAGGATCGGTTGGTGGCCATCCTTCAATTTTAAATGTACTATTTGTTTCAATATCCTTAAACTCATAAGAGAGTCGATCAAATGTTGCCAATCCATATTCTCCTGTTAATGTAAGTTTGGTGTCATCAGTTGTCTTTATTACATATGGATCATCTACATTGGTTGAAATGAATTCACATTGCAGCACAGTAGACTCGCCATAATCAGCCAAATCAGTATTCTTCCTTAGCCAAATGCACTGCTCATTTAGATCACGAAACGAACCAATTTCACCCAAATCACCAAATCCACTCTGTCCACCTCTGACCTGAGGCACAAGTTGATTCATTATTTCTTCTGATATCATATCTCTATTTATCTAAATTGTTAATGGTCAATTACTTATGACTTTTATTATATATCATGATAGAATTTTGTAACCCGTTGATGGTCAATGACATATTTATATTTACAAATCATCCAAAATAGATTATAATAGTATTATAAGATTGAGAAAGACCTATACTATGAAAACTATGTCAAACATCACCATCACAGAAGAACTCCGCGATCATGTCAACGAACTCTGCGCAAAGTCTAAGGCTTGGGCAGAGGCCGCGCCAGAGGGAGAGTTCCGCACGTATAGTTCCTATGATGAGGCGGATATGATCAGCCACAGCGAACACTACACCAAAGGTGAGCGCAGCCTTACTCCTGACGAGTGGGATCAGACCAAAGCTTGGGAAGAGTATTATGACGCTCATAAGGCGGCATATGGAATTCGCCCTCGTTGGGATTATTGGTCAGACAAAACCACTGCAGAGTGGGAACATCTTTCATCTGAGTGTTATGCTCAGGCCAGTGCCGAATACGACCGCGAGCAGGAAGAAAAGAAAGCAGAAGAATCATACGCTTATGAGTCTCCTGCTGAACTTCAAAATGGCATCAACATTTAATATATGAAAAATACAACTCCTTATCTCGGCGTAAAGCTAGTCCTCAACACTCAATATATGGAGAACTACGGCGATCGTTGGAAAGCCAAAGGTGGCTCCACATACGTCGTGACCGACAAGTCACTTCTCTCTTCGCCTGAATCTCTTGATGAGATTCGTGGTCTCATTGAACACTCTGATGACCACTCTTCTGAGTTCGTCCGCGGAGAGGAAATTGTGAGCAGAGATGCCACAGTCTGCGAAGACTGGGAGACTCTCAATGAGGTCTATCGTGCTGAAGATGACACATATCGTGTGAAGAGCGTGACTGACAATCGTGACCACGGTTCAATGCGACACCAAATCGCGTTCAAAACGGTGGACAAGCCACTTGGCAGTGAGCGTGGTGATTTCTCTGTTGAGTATGAACTCACTAACGGCCGCACGGCTCACAGTGACGAAGAACTCAGAGCAGAACTCACCAACATGGGGGTAAAATTTTAATATGAAACTATACACTGCACTCTTCATAATTCTTAGCAGCACTGCATTCTCTTATTCAGACCGCGATGTAGTTGCATCTACTCTGATTCTCGAAGCAGGAGGCGAATATTCTGAGGGAGCTATGGAAGCTGTTCATGAAGTGATTTATAATCGATCAATGAAACGTAACAAACCAATGTCTGATGTCTGTCTTCAGAAATGGCAATTCTCTTGTTGGAATGGAAAGGACATTGAATCTAATGTCATGAAGGCTCAGAAACACCCACGCTGGCACGAGGCAATGAAGATTGTCGATACAGCACAGATGACTAATTACACAAAAGGCGCTGATCACTACTATGCAGAATATATCGACGAACCATATTGGGCGGAAGATATGACACTTACGGTTAAGATCGGAAGACACTTATTCTTTAAGTGATTCTCTATCAACTGATTATGACATTTGATCAATCCCACATCGCAGTGTCCTAACTAGTTGATTATTAGATAGATAAGATCATTGACAAATCCCACAAAATAGAGTATAATATACATATAAGATTGAGAAAGACTATTATGACAAGAGCCTATACAAACCGAATCCTAGAAATTATCGACAATGACAAAGCCGACCCAGAATTTATTCTGAAAGAACTCATGCTTTGGTTATCTGAAGATGAAGTGAAAAAGTTCTACTTGAACTCGTTTATGAACACTTATAATGTGGAAGACAGCCCATATGCTTGAAGCAACAATTGAAATCTGGTCGAGTAAGTCTCGTGACTATGGAACATATTCTCTTTTTGAAAAAGATGAATTGATCAAGACTTACACTAAGTATTATAACACTTACAGCTCTAAAAGAGCTTTATCATTCGCTCGTCGCTTCAAGAGAAAAATGGAACGTGACGGTAAACTAACTAACAATGAGGCAACAGTCATTACAATTAAATAATTATGAATAAACTAACAACACTATTAACAGCAGCAGCATTAATCAGCACATCGGCTCACGCAGGAGACTATGACTATATTATTAGGGATATCGCAGTCGGAGCAATCGGCGGTGCCATCATCGGTAACAATGTCGGAGATGGAGACTCTGAAACTGGAGCGATCATCGGCGGAGTGGCCGCTGGCGCCGCGGGCGAATGGGGCCGTCGAAGTAATCAAAAGAGCCGAGGTTACAATTCAAACTCACAATCAGTCACAATTGTTAAACAGGCTCCACAAGTTCAGGCTCACCAGCAACAGGTTCAAGTTAAGGAGCAAGTATGGGTAGCAGACGAATATGTAACAGATGTTAGTGGAAATGTTCTATATACTATTCCTGGTCACTATGAGACACGAGTTGTTACTAAGACAATCACTGTTTATCGATAATATTTAAATCACATTATATTATGACAGAAGTTGAAAGATTAAATCTCATTAAGTCTCTGGTTAAGAAGGCTAAGAAGAAAACAAAACGGGCCTCAAAGGAAATTCAGAGTGATTTTGTGCCCTTGGAACCAACAGCTCCTACTGAATTTGATATTCATGAAGAATTCGATAATCTAACCCGCTATACAGCAAATCAATACATTAATAATGAAGACTAGAATTTTTGATCGTTACGGAAGGGTCGCAGCAGTGGACCACAAATATACTGGAGAAGAACCCAAATGGGACGGGTGTGAATCTTGGCCAATTGAGAAATTTATGAAGGAACGTTCCCGAATGTTCAACTTCTATAATTACTATTGTTCGGCTAAAGATCTATTCGATGACCTTTTGAAATGGATGCCAACTAATGGATACACAAAGCAGCAAGTGAAGTTGATTAAGTCTGAGGGTGAACGCTGTGCGAATATCACATGCTTAAAACTAGCTCGGGCTATGAATAATGGTATGATTCCAACACGAGATGATGTTATGGAATATATCGAATCTAAACCTGGTCTATCCTGTGATGAAGCGCACGATGATGTCGCGTTTCTTAAGGCTGAGATTGATTCTATCCTTCGACGCAGTCAAGCAAGCATACAAGCGCAAGCCTCATTGAACACAGAGGACTCTAATGTGAAGATTCTTTCCCCACTTCAACGTCTTTCTAATAAAGTCAATAAGACTATTATCTCTGAATTAGAGATTATGATCGATGATAAAGGATGGGCAGAAAATCAGACAAGTGTTGACTCGATTAATCTGATTCAACTCCTAAAGGCTAATTCAATTCCCGTGAAAGGATTGAAAGATATCTATTCGTGGCTAGAGGTCTATCGTGAAAGCCTTCAGAATGCTTTGGATAAGACAGATGAGTTTGATATCGAAGGATGGTCTTTCTTACCCAAGCCAGGTATTCGAAGCCGCTTGAAGGCTATTCAAGCGATGATTACACAGCTTGATAAGTATTCATCTTCTAATAAGAAGGTTCGTAAGGTTCGAAATAAGAAAGTGAAGTCCGCTTCATTACAAGTTAAGAAACTTAAATATAAAGAATCGGATGATGACTTCGGTATCCAATCTGTCTCTCCATTGAATATCCCTGGTTCTAGAATGGTTCTTGTATTCAACACAAAGACTCGAAAGTTGGGTGTGTATGAATCAGATAATCCTATCAGTGTCAAAGGAACTAGTCTAAAGGAATGGAATGAAGAGAAAAGTTTCTCATTGACAATCCGTAAGCCAGATGATATAATTCCTATTCTATTAAAGAAATCAGAAAAGGTATTCACAAAGGCTATCGATGATCTAAAGACCAAGCGTGGTAAAGTGAATGGCCGAATCAATAAAGACACTATCTTACTAAGAATATTATGAAACAAGCAGTAGTTATTACACCTAGCATTACAAAAGAGGCTCTAAGAAGTCAAGTCGAAATATTGGTTCATAAAGATAAGATGACTTATGCCGAAGCAATCTGTGACATTTGCGAAGGCTTAATGATTGATCCACAAGATATTGTGAGATTGGTTACAGGCCCACTCAAAGCCAAACTTGAAGCAGAAGCGATGGATAGAAACATCATAAAGAACAACACAACTAAATTATTTTAAATTATGGGAAGATATTATACAGGAGATATAGAAGGTAAATTCGTTTTCGGTGTTCAAAATAGTTTTGCAGCAGATCGATTTGGTGCAGAGCCAAGGGTGTTATATCAATTCGATGATTCACATATTCCAGAACTTGAAAAAGAATTGGCTGCTATTGAAGAAAGTGTCAGCATAGATAATCTTAAAGAGTATCACAATGGCCCTGACTGTGACACATTCAATGGTCTTGAAGAAGAGGACTATTCAGATTATGCTGATTACATTCTAGGAACAAAGATACTTGATTGTGTAAAACTCAATGGAGAATGTATGTTTGAAGCAGAAATGTAATGTCGGGATTTGAATCATATTCAATTTACAATGCACTGCTATTACATTATAATAGTGACTCTTATAATGCTTATAAATACCACTTCAAGACAAGAGTGAGTAGAGCTTCCTTTGAAAAAAGGCGAGATCGATACTTTTTCGAAAAACTGGGTCGGAAGTATGATTCAGATTCCTTGAAAAAATTCTATACAGCTAATATCATTAAGGAAGTTAAATGGGTTGGATCAATGACAGAGAGTAACTATAAAGAGTTGCAATCTCGATTAGATTCAGTATCATACCGCTTCAAGACTGATATAAAACTACTTACTGATGCAGAGGAGTCATTTGACAAACTTTGCAGATGTGAGAATGGAAACAACTTAATAATAGATTACCTTTGTTCAGAAAAGATCAGCATTGAAACTGTGTCAATTCTAGATCAGATGGTAAACTTTATTAATGATACACTGCCGATATTAAATGATCCTCTTTCTTTTAAGAAGGGTCAAGCAATGTTGGCACAGAAATACAAGTACAGCTTAGTTGATATAAACATGAAAAAAATGAAAGATATAGTAATTAAAGAGTTTACTTTTTAACTATATTAGTCTATAATGGTTATATCGATTAAATACATCGTAATACAAAAACAAAATACTAACAATACAAATAATATACAAATAATATGTCGTTTCAAGAACTAAAACAAAAACGTGCCGAAGCAATTGCAAACCTAGTTAAGGCTGCAGAAAACACTTCTGAAAAGAAGTCATATGGTGATGATCGTATGTGGGCACCAACAGTAGATAAAGCAGGTAATGGTTATGCCGTTATTCGCTTTCTTCCAGCAGTCGAAGGCGAGGATCTCCCTTGGGTTCGTTACTGGGACCACGGCTTCAAGGGGCCAACTGGTAAGTGGTACATCGAAAAGTCTTTGACTTCTATCGGTCAACAAGATCCAGTAAGTGAAATGAATACTCAACTATGGAATAGTGGTATCGAATCGGATAAAGAAGTTGCTCGCCAACGCAAGCGCCGACTCCATCACGTTTCAAATATTCTTGTGATCTCTGATACAGCGAATCCACAGAATGAAGGAAAAGTATTCCTCTACAAGTATGGTAAGAAGATCTTTGATAAGATCATGGATGTCATGCAACCTCAATTCGAAGATGAAACACCAGTTAATCCATTCGATTTCTGGGGTGGAGCAAACTTCAAGTTGAAGATTCGCCAGGTCGAAGGATATCGTAATTACGACAAGTCTGAATTCGATTCTCAGTCTGAATTGTTTGATGGTGAAGAAGCAAAGTTAGAAGCGATTTATGAAAAACTTCATGGACTGAATGAGTTCATTAACCAAGAAAGTTATAAATCGTATGCTGACTTAAAGAAGAAGCTGTACGATGTTCTTGGAGAAGAAGAAATTGCCGATACGCTACATGAGAAGATGGTACAAGAGTTGAGTGTAACACGAGAGCCCGCTATTGATAACGCTCCGACACCGACTCCAAGCCCAGCTGAGACGCCAGCTCCAACACCTCAAGTGGATAATGCAGTCGCGGATGGAGATGAAGACACACTTAGTTATTTTGCTAAACTAGCACAAAGCTAAGGGTTAAGAATCACTCAATGGCAGGGGGCGACACCAGATCGGTGTCGCCCTTTTTATTTAAAAAGTAGGAACTAACTCCATCGTGCGATCGATGTGTTGATCCAGTCCAATAGATGTGTTTGTGACATTGTTATTGTCGCCACCCCGATTCACAATTGATGTTATTCCTGAAGATGTTCCGACTGAAGCCTGTAGAACTTCAAACTCTTTCATCTGATTCATACGTCTTTGCTCCGAGTCTAATTGAGAACCAGTTAAAATATCAACAAGTTGTATTTTATTATCCTCTTCAATTTTATTGAGGCTTTGTATTACAGAAACTTGAGAGTCATAAGCAGATTCTTCACTTTTATCTATTAATTTCGATGATAAACTTGATGTGGCGCCCACAGAGATGTCTGGAATAGTGGTTATAGAATATGGATCTCCTGTCATAACTGGTGTACGGGGGCGCAGTTTGATCGAATCAGAAGGCTCCAGCAAATTAACCTTAACCAGATCTGTTTCTGATACACGCGCCTCGATTCCTCTATAACTTAAACCATCATTGATACTCTCAACAAAGGATTCTCTAGATAATTTACCAGAACTAACAGCCTCCTGTGACTTTATGAGTCGAGTCTCAGCAGAATCCATAGATTTAAGTGATGGTGTCCTTTGAAATGCAACTGTTGCTAGAGCAGTTGTAGATGCACCTGTGACATCAAAACCCTCAAATCTTTGTGACATCGTCGGGTCGGGTTTAATAGAAGATATAGGCGCGGCTGTTCCAACTTCCACTGAAGCGCCGCCAGTGAGTGTATTGCTATTCAGAGATTTTATGGGTGATTCAATAGGGGTTGGAGTAGTAACTAGTGGGGATGTTGCTCCGACTTCTTCATCCGATACATCACCATAGAATGCGTTTGTGATGCCAGAGCCAATCATATCTGTTGGCAACACCTTTGCAAAGATTCCTGCGGCAAATCTTCCTGCTAAATCTCCACCAACGGCTGCAATAAACGCAGCTGGTAGCCCAAGTCCACCTGTGAGAGCGGTTAATAGACCGACTGATATGGCGGCTCCAGTTGGCCCGCCGATTGCTTCAAGAAATCTAGTGCCTACTGCCTCATTTTTTTCTCCCTTTGATTTTGTTGGATCTTCTAGTATTCCCTTAATATCATTATTGGCAAATATACTTTCAACAACTGTTCCAATGATTGGAACTTTTTTCAACATAGGTGCACCTGCACTGAATAATCTTGATGAACCCTTTCTGATTGCATCAGCTGTACCATCTGCAAGTGGTTGCAATGCTTTATTTCCAAGCCACGTTGCTCCAGTGATGGCTGCGCCACGTACAGCACTGAGACCATTTCCAGCCATAGTCTTAACAGCGCCAGCAGTTGAGGAAATTGTATTACTTGCTGCACTAAGTCCAGTTCCAATCGCGGCTTTGGTAGCAGTAAAACTAGAACTTATACTGGCTGCAGCCTTTGATCCGAGTGATTTTGTACCACCCTTAAGTCTTGAAAAAAGACTAGGTTTTGCTTTTGGTTTTGTTTCAAGTCCGATACCATTGGATGCAGTCTCGGCGACTTCCGAATTCGTGCTAAGATCGGATAGTATATCACTGTTATCTTTAACAACATTACTAATTCTCGAAACACTTTCAGTAACACCAGCCCTAAGTGCGGCAACGGAACTTTTTGCACTGTTCGCTGTTTTCGCAACTGACTGAGGTGTTTTCCTCGCAATTGTTGTTGCGGCTGAACCTACAGTTTCCTCTTGGTCATTTGCAATTAAAGCGGCCCCGATCGAAGCCGCGGCGGCGAATGGGATTAGTCTTTTGGCAACAAGTCCCAGCGCAGTAACTGTTGGACCAAGAGCCATGATGGCCTTAAAGATCCTGCCGCTGTTCCCGAGCAATAACAACTCGGGCAGACTGATGCCGTCGCCGTCATCACCACCTCCTCCTCCAAATCTCTTTCCTCCACCGACCCCAGAACTATTCACACCATCTTTAAGATCCTCTAGGGCCTTGATGTGTCTCAATTGTAACCTAATATCTTCTTTTCTATCTTCACGATTCTGAAGCGCGTCTCCCTGAGAATTAGACTCCATTGAAGTCACAGCATTAAAAGTACCAATGATCGGGTCGGATATGTCCGACCATAATTCAATTATGCTATTTGATATACCCTTTAATATTTCAACTGAAGTACCACTATCGATAGAAGATGTTGTTGTGTTAGTATCTCCAGAAGAAACTAGGCTGCTACTTGTGTTAGTATCTCCAGAAGAAACTAGGCTGCTACTTGTGTTAGTGTTAGTTGTTCCTCCTCCGCCAAGGCCACCAGTTATTTCATTAACTGATTGTTGCGGGTCAAAATCCTTTGCTGTCTTGGAAATCTTACTCAACAACCCTTGTCGAATCATAAAGAATCTACCCTTTGTCAAGATATCTTGTTCGGGTGTTGAACCAAGGAGATCACTAAGAGATATAGTATCATCTATCTCAACTTCGGCAGACTTTGTTGCTTTCTCAGCCTTTTTAAGAATATTTTTCTTAATGCGCATCCATCTAAACGCATGAATCATATTCACCTCGGGCGCTTCGCCAAGTATGTCGGATAATGATATTTTCTTATCAATTTCCAGACCTTTCAACTTACCACCTTGCGTTTCGGAGTCTACCGCTTTAAGAATATTTTTCTTAATTTTAAAAAACTTTAGAGCCAGTATATTATTGAGAGGATTTAATTTAGATGTATCACCAAGGGGCTTCTGATTACTAGTCTGATTAACAGTTTGATTACTGCCCGGTTGATTATTAGATTGCACATCAGAACCATCCAGCTCTACCAAGTTGATTTTTGAGATACCCATCTGAACACCTTTACCAATCTCTGAAGCACTAGTTGTATATACTTCAGAGATTTTTGAAAAGTGTTCTTTTAATGCGGCGACAACTTGTTCTCTGGCGACATCTGAATTCGCATCTTGAACTTGTGTAAGTTTATCGGTTATCTGAGCTAGACTGTTATTTTCTTGAGGCATTTCTTTGTTTTATTTTCTCATTTTCTTCCGCAATATAAGATTGTAACAAGC